TCAAGCGCCTGCGGCCCTACCCTAGCTAATACCCAATCCTTCATCTTCGGGCTGCGGACGGACTTAATCTCGCCGTGCGTCACCTCTGCGACGATGGACTGTATCTCTGTCAATTCAGTTTCAGCGTAGCGCACAGCCGCCAGCGCCAACGGCCTGTCAAGCAGGACGCCGCGGTCGTTGATGCGCTCGTTGACATGATAGTCTTCCAACTCATCAGCCGACAGCGGACGCTGCGCCTGCGCGATAGCGCGCATGGCCCGCACATCCTGTTCGCAATATAAAATCATCTCCTGCATCAGCGCGGCGTCTTCACGGAATGTGCCGTCGGACTGCGGGATGGACAGCGCGCGGATCAGTTGACCGCCGCGGTGGTCTTTCTTCATGGTAGCGCCAGCGAAGCGGCCCACATCCTCAAGGCTGCCCGGCGCACAGTTGGCGCGGGCCTGCGCTGCGGTGCAGTAGAACTGCTCCAGCTTGAAATCGACCTGAAGGACATACCAGAATATCAGGCGCTCGAACGCTGCGTTGTGCGCGTATACCAGCCCCTTATGATCTTTGACGGCCTGCGGGAAAGGCTCACCGGGGAGCCACGTCCGCACGTCTTCGTCATCAAATGCGTATGACATACACAGCACGTCTGTGCTGGCGTCCTGCGCGTAGTTGTACACGCCGCGGCTGCGAAGGTCGCAACGGCTGCGCGTCTCAAAGTCAATCCATAATTTAGACATAGAAGTTCTCACTCTTCCGCTACTCGCCGGAGCGCGATGGCACGCCCCGGCTTTCGCGCCCCTTAAACTACGCGACGACGACGACGCGCACCATCAGCGGCTTCAGGTTCAGCGGCGACTTCCAACTCCGCATCCTCTGTCTCTTCAACCGAAGCTGTGTCCATCGACACCCAATCGGTAATGTTAAAGATAGGCGTATAGATACGACCATAAGTCTTGTGCTGGTAATGCTCAGACTTCAGTTCGATCAACGGCACTGGCTTGTTCTGGTCTTTCTCGACCTGATCGGCAATGGCAACCGCCAAAGCCTGCACTGCACGCTTGCCGCCGACTGACGTAGCCGTGAAGCGTGCCTGCATATCCTTGTCTTCGCCGTTCGTGCAAACCAGCATCATGCCAACTTGCATTTCCCAGCCGCGTTCCGCGCCTGATGGCGCAGGGTCAAGCTGCGGCAGCGGCTCTGACACCGGCACCAGCTTTTCAGCCAGCACTTCGCCTTTACCCCATGCGATGTAGCCATGCACGAATGAGAACGGATTGGCTGCCCACAGGCTGCCGTCTTCGACTTCGGTCTGGTCTGCACCGAAAACCCAATGGCCTGTCTTGTCCATCTTCAAAATGACTGTGCCGCCGGGAGCGACCTCAGACTGGATGGAGCGCAACGCGCCAGAGAGTGACTGAACGGACGGCAAGTTAGCGCCACCAAAAGTTGTGATATTCGACATTGTATTGTACCTTTCTGTTTACTGGATTTTAGACATAGCTTTGGTAAGCGTTTGCCCGATTTGCAAAACCGCTGGCCGGGGATCATTTTCCGGCGCAAGGGTAGAGCCTGTTGAGACAGCGACGATTAAGTCCGCTGGCAATTCTATCTTGGCTTTCTTCAAAGCCTTTTCCGCTTGGGCTGGTGACAGCGGCTTGGGGTCGCCCCATGCTTCTACACCAACGCCGGTCAGGAAGGCTACAGCCTTATCCTCATTTGTCCACTGTCTTGTGGCGCGCTTGTTGACCAGCTTCCATCCGGGGACTTTCTGCCCCTCTTCCAGAAGCCCGTGCGCCAACTGCTGCAAATCCTTGATGAACGCTTCAATCAGCGGCGCTTGTTCCAGATAGTGTGCGATCTGCTCAACTGGCAGGGCTTCCAGCTTCGCCTTTAGCGCACGGTCTACAGCGCCTGTCATGATAGGGCAGACGGGCTTTGCCGCGCACCACTTGCAATGGTCGCCTGACGCCAACGGCGCGTCGGGACGCTTCGCAATATTAACGGCAGCGGCAAGTTCTTTCTCAAACCCGTCAACGCGGGCAAGGTCTGTCACCCAACGCTTGACGTAGGGCGGCTGTACAATGATTAGTTCGACTTCGGTGGCACCTTCAAAGACCCACGCTGTTTCCGGCGTGCGTTTAGCCGCCGCAGCGTAGAAGAGTAGCTGGCTGTTTTCCTCGACTTCGACAGCCACACCATCGCCAAACTTCCAATCCAGAACAATCGCTCGACTACCAATGCGACCAAGAAGATCGGTAGAACCAAAAACGTCAGGCAGAAAATCACCAAAACCAACCCGGCTTTCAACCGCATATTCCATCTCCCCCTTGGGGTCTATCTCGTCCAGCGCACGCAACGCCGGTATCAGCTTGTCATCGACCAACGCTTCAGTCAGCACGGTCTTCTCATATGTCGTGCCAACCAAGCTGTACGGGTCAAGGTCGCTCTCTAATATAGATGCGATGGTGTCGTGCAGGAGCGTGCCTTCGTCGGCGTAGCTGCTGCTGGGCTTTGGCGGGACGGTGTCTACCAGCGCCACGCTGCCGGGACAGGCGATGACGCGTTTGGCGGTCGAGCCGCCGACTATCTTACTATGCTGCATACTGAACCTTCCTTTACTGTTTGAACGGCCATAATACATACAACAAAATTTGATGCAACCCTTGAAATGCAAAAAATTTTGTAGTAGCCCTTCGTCATGACTGAGAAAGAGATAGAGCGGTACTTCTGTAAACGCGTGCGGGCGGCGGGCGGCTTTGCCTATAAGTTCCGCAGCATTACGCAAGTCGGCGTCGCCGACCGCATCGCCTGTATGCCCAACGGTGAGGCTTGGTTCATCGAACTGAAGAAAGCTGGCGGGCGTCTGTCTGCGTTGCAGCGTATCTTTGCAGATGAGATGACGCACACCAAGCAGCATTACGCGTGCCTGTGGTCAGTTGAAGAGGTGGACGAATGGCTCAAACGCTTCAGCTAAGGCCGTACCAGCAAGAGGCTGCGACGTTCCTGTATGAGCGCGACCGCGCCATGATCCTTGCGCCTGTTGGCGCGGGCAAGACGGCCATTACCTTGACGGCGATGGATGAGATGCTGCGCGACGGCTACATCAAACGCTGGCTGGTGGTAGCGCCGAAGCGAGTCTGCACGGATGTGTGGCCGGTCGAAGCGCCGAAGTGGTCTGGCGTCGCTCCTGCGCTGGCTGTCGGCACGCCAGCGCAAAGGGTGGATGCGTTGCGGAGCGACGCCAGTGTGGTCGTCATTAACTATGATAACTTAGATAAGCTAGAGGATTTATCCAGCTTCGACGGAATTGTGTTCGACGAACTGACGCGGCTGAAGAACCCCAGCGGCAAACGCTTCAAGGCGCTGGACAAGCTGCTGGCTAACGTCAAGGTGCGCTGGGGGTTGACCGGATCGTTCACGTCGAACGGGCTGGAGGATGTCTTCGGCCAGTGCAAGATCATTGACCAGACGCTGCTGGGCCGCGCCAAGGGTGCGTTCATGCAGCAGTATTTCATCTGCACCAACCGCGACTTCGGCCAATGGGTGCCGGCAGCCGGCGCGCTGGAGCAAGTCATGAAGCGCATACGCCCTGCGACATTCGTGCTGGAGCCGGGCGAGTATAAGGACAAGCTGCCGCCCTGTCATGTTAACGAAGTGCGCGTTCCGTTAACAAATCGCAAACCATATGACGAAATGAAGCGCGAATATGTAACACGTTTTGGCAGCGACCAGATCGTAGCGCAGAACGCAGCGTCGGTAACGACCAAGCTGCAACAGATGGCGTCAGGGTTTGTCTACAACCGCGGCGGCGATACAGGTTCGATATGGTTCAGCAGCCACAAGTTCGACCGGCTGGAAGAACTGCTGGCGGAGAACCAGCGGGCGAACACCATCGTCGCCTACACCTACCAAGAAGAGTTGGCGGAACTGAAGCGCCGCTTTCCGCACGCCAAGACGATGGACGACCCCAACGTCATCGAACACTGGAACGCAGGGCAGGTCGAGTTGCTGCTGGCGCACCCTAAGTCGGCAGGCCACGGCCTCAACCTACAGCACGGCGGATGCCACATGGTGTTCTTGTCGCTGCCGTGGTCGCTGGAACTGTACGAACAGACGGTCGGACGCTTGCACCGCAGCGGCCAGACAAAGGATGTCTGGGTCTACGTGATGCTGACCGAGAAGAGTATTGACGAACGTATATGGGCGGCGCTGCACGACAAGCGTGCGGTGTCCGACATAGCATTAGAGGAGTTGAAAGATGCGAACTAAGTTTTTTCCTTACGTCTGCCGTTATGTTAACGGCGAAGGTGCGTGGCTGGCCGGTTACTACGATAAAGATTTTGACAAGCGGCCAGCCGGCATGATGATTAAAGGCGGCAAAATTAAAGAAGGCGATGAAATCTCTATCGCATTTCTTGAACAGCCTGCGTCGGCTAGGCAAATTGTAGGGCTTGATAAATGAGCAATAGAATTATTACTGCCGACGAAATGGCAAACTGGGTTTCGGATACTTTTAAAAGAGTAGCCGACAAACATGGCTTAAACGATGAAGAGCGCGCAAAGGTTCTAGACCATCTTTTCGCTGATGCGTTTTACGAACCCACGTTTAAGGGGCTTGATAAATGAGTAAACTAAACTGGCGGTCGATGATCGCCGTGCTGTCTGACCTTACGGAAGACGAACTGAAGCGGGCGCTGGACGCCGAGTTGCAGACGCACAAGCGACCTGCCATCGCCCGGCGGCTGCACCAGCGGTACTCCGCGATGCGGACGGCGCGGGAGCGTGTCGAACTTTTGAAAGGGTTGAAGAAATGATAGACGACAAGAGCGACGCCGGATCGTGGGAAGAAGCGTTGGCGTTCAAGGACGCCGTCAACCCTGACCATTATAAACGCGGCGGGATTGAAGCCATTGACTACATTGAGGCCAAACTGACGCCGGATGAGTTCGCCGGATACTGTCTTGGGAATATGCTGAAATACTTGAGCCGCCTAGGCCATAAGGACGAAGCGGCTCAAGAGATGCGTAAAGCTATTTGGTATGGTGAGCGTTGGTTACAGGCGCGGGACACTCGCGCGCAGAAACGCTAGAGCGCCTGCGGTGAAGGCCGCGTTAGCTGCCGTCAGCAAGTCAGTGTCGCCGACCAGATAGCTGGCCGCGGCGCTGACAACACCAAGAGCAGCCATAACGTATGTGCGATAACCTTTAAGCATATTACTTCTCCTTCGGATAAAACTTCCAATTCAACTCCCAATGTGGACCATCTTTGAAAGTTCGAAAATCACCGCCCCAAGTAACGGCGACATTTTCGGCTGCCGCAGCAGCCTTCACAATCTTAGCCAGCTTGTGGTATTGTGGCCAAGCCCATGATACTTCGCCGCCTAACATGGGCGCCAGATCGACGGCGTGCCCAGTGAGATGGCGTGAGTTCATTGTCTTTGATGCGCCTTGAGCAACTAACTGCTTCTGACGCTCAACGGTACGCAAGCCTTCCAGCACCGTGAAGTCGAGGTCGGACAACGCAGCCGCCTTCTTGACGACGCGGACAAGGTCTGGGTGTACGCCCTCAAGCCGCGACAGACTGCGCTGGCCGAGGATGATACTCATGCGCCAGCTTTCAGCAGTATGCCGACCAGCAGCAGAATGATTGTACCGGCCACAGACATACCTATGGTTTCCAGACGCTTCAGCCGCGCGCAGATACTTTCGTACCGGAACGCGCAGACCTGCTCGTGCGTGTTGAGTTGTGCTTGGGTCTGGTCAATAGAAGTCATGGGTTACTCTACGTTAGCGTGATTGATCGGTGGAATACGCGCGCATTGCCTGAGCAAATGCGTTACGCACCGGCGAAGGTAAGGTACTAAGGTATTCCGAAAACTGCGCCGCAGTTGGATACTGCTCTATAGCCTGCAACGCGCCTTGACCGCTGGTAAATGCGTTGGCGATTTCACGCTGCACGTTAGGATTGACAAGCGCGCTCTCTACATTCTGTGCGCCGGTGCCAGCGAACGCCACGGCAGGGAACTTTGCCCGCACCAGCGTACCCAAGCCGCGCGACAACAAGCCGGGCTGCTGCGCCCGCAAGATGTTGCCCGCCCGCGGTTCGCCGCGCGCGCCAAGCTGCGCCATCTTATTCAGCGTTTCCAATTCACCCGCTGACGTCTTCATCGCCAAGTAACGTGCAGGATCGGCCAGCGCCATACCGCCGATGTCGTACTGCTTTGTACCTTTACCCATGATGTCTTCGACCATCTGTGGGCGTTCGCCGCGCATAAGCGCCGTAAACTCTTGAGGAGACTCCTGAGCCAACTGTGCGCCCTTAGCTGCGAGTTCTTGACGGTTGATGGCTTCAAAGCCCTGACGCGTGCGGGTCAGATAATCTTTAAATCCTACGCCGCCGGCGCTCTCAATGGCGTCATCAATCATAGGGCGGATGTCGCCCATCAGTTTTGCCGCACCTTCTTTGACGCCGGACGGTGGCATATTGCGACCGCTCAACAGTACGTTGACGATGTCACCCAACTCCGACTTGCGGAACTGATACAAGTCGCGCGCGTCGATTACGCCATTAGCGTCTGCCAATGCGTCAAGCTGGTTGGCAGCCGTAACCAATGCACGGCGCTGTAACTTGGATGCACGCGTACCGGGCGCTGCGGCCATAGCGCGGATGGACTGCGAAATCGGCGCGACCGTCAACGGCTGCATACCTTCAGCAGCCAAGTCAGCAACGACGTCTTCCATGTCGCGGGCTTGCTGACGTAGACCAATAGCTTGCTGCGCGGCTTGTTCGCCGCGCTGCGTCATGGCGCCTGCAATCCCGCGCTCACGCGCAACCGCTTCAGGGTTAAAGACGTCACCTAAATCGTCCGCTTGGCCCAGCCGTGTTTCGGCGCGTTCAGCACCAAAAGTCATACGGCGTGCGAGGCCAGACTGTTCAGCCGCCTGTTGCCGCGCCGCTTCTGCCAAGGCTTCTGCTTCCGGTACGACGCGGCCTGCAACGTTAGCGCGCGTCAATGCCGCTTCGCGTGTGGGGCCGGTAACTTCAGTGACGCCGCGGCGGCCAGTTTCGGCAGCCGAACGACGCATTGTCGCTGTCTCACCGCCAGCCGCTTCGGCCAGCCGTCCTGTACGCGCCGCTTCTTGCTGTGCCAATATACGCGCAGCAGTGTCGGGGTCCATCTGGCTGGTGGCAATCTTGCCCAAGCCGAAGAAAGGGCTAGGCTCAACGCCAGCCTCGACTAAGACTTGCTGCGCCAGACGCTGATCGTCAGGCGACAGTTCGCGGAACGCAGCTTTCGCTGCTTCAATGTCTTCGCCCAGCGCCTCACGGATAATCTTTCCGGCTTTGACTTTGGACAGACGCCTAAGGTCTACGGCCTTTCCGCCAATACGTTTTAGAACATTGGCTACCACCGGCAATCCTGCACCAAAAGTCGCCGCTTCAGTCAAATCGTCGCCCGTCTGCGCGGCAGCCGTAACGCCGCCAATGGCACCACCTAAAGACCGTTCAGCTAACTGCAAGCCGCGCTGGCCCCTTGTCAGCGCCGCCGTTTGTGCGGGTGTCCGGCCAGCGCCAAGGCCGCCGGTGCGTGTTGCCGTGCCGATGCGCTGAACAGACGCCCCTGCTTTCGGCAATACCCTAGCAAGTTGTTTGCCGCCGGCGGTGATAACCCTACCTGCTCCAGCTACGCCGGGCGCAGTTGCGAGGATGTTGCCTGTGATTTCGCCGGCGGTTGTTGTGCCGGGGAATTGTTTTTGCGACTCACGTAAACGAAACTTACCGCGTTCACGCTGCGCCTTGTCGCCGCCAATACCGAAAAGGTTTAGTCCCAACTCAATGGGTTCTGTAACGCCCTCGACCAGACCGCTGACAAAACTTTCAGCCCTGCCGGGCGCTTTGTAAAACTGTTGCGGTGTCATCTTATTAAGACGAGCGACTTCGCGGGAGTATGTCTGCTCCGCCGATTTGTCGTTAGACCGACGGGCTTGTGCAAGCCGCGCCTGCGCGTCTGTTTTAGCCGTAGCTAAAGCGCGCTGCGCGGTTGACTGAGGTGCCGTTCCGCTTGCGTCTGGATACGCCTCAAGGACTGCGCGTTCAATCTGCGCGTCGGTAGCGCCGGCAGGACCAGTAATCTTGTAAGTCTTACCGTTTGGCGCGCGGACCGTATATGTAGGCATTAGTCTTCAACCCTTACAACCGTAAATCCACCGCTTGCTTTACGCTGTACAGGCGTCTTTGGTTTCGCGGCGGCGCCACCAAAGTTAATCTTAGCTACGGCTGACTTAAGATTTTTTAGTTCGCGGTCTATTTCAGGCGTCCACATGACGCCAGCAGCAGCCTTGGAGTTTTCGATAAAACGGATAGCGCGATCTAGCTTTGCTTTGCGCGACTTCGGTGTATCTTGATACGTAGGAATGTAGGTGTTTTTGTAGTTGGCTTCCTGCGTCTTTGACGTACCCGCACCCGTATTAATGAATGTGACGCCGTCGAGCAGTGCTAGAAGCGCGGCTTCAAATCGTTGGCGCGGGCCGCTTTGCGCGAACCTACGGGCTTCTTCACCGTAGAACGGAATTTGCGAAGCTATATATTCGCCAGCGCCGGGCGCGGCGGCGCTAGGTGCTTCTACTAGCGCAGCGGTTGCTTCTTTCATCGAGTCCGTCATGTTCTGGGCAACTGTCCCAAACCGGCGTTCGCCTTCAGTTGACGGTTTAGCTTTTGCGCCGGAACCTTGGACCACTATTGGCGCCCCGCCACCGGCTGTGTTACGCCCGACTTTTTTATCTGTCTCAAATTCACGCATAGCTTTAGCAACCGCCGGAATTTGAGCCGCGGAAATAGGCGCGTTAATGTCAACGCCCGCTCTCCGCGCGACGTAATCTTTGTAGCTTTTAACCGACGCTGCGCTGTTCTCTGGTCCTTGTGGGGCGTATTTGTTGATGATCTTATTGACCGTGTTGAAACCCTTATTGACGTAGCTACCGCGCAGCAAGTTTTCTTGCGCGGCAATACCTGCTTCCGGCGTGTTAAAAGTCGCAAAACCGCCGCTTTTGCCTGTGTAGCCGGGCTGCGATTGTGCGAACGGGCCGTCTTTAATTGCGCCGGGGTTGGTCTGTAGCGCCTTAGCGACTGGCCTAAGCCCGCTAGGCGCGCCTGCGGCTGGCGGCGTATCAAAGCCGCCGCCAGTTTCTTTGGGTACGGCCCTGACATTTCCTTGGTCGTCCGTAATATACTGCATACCCTGTGCGACTTGAATACGTGAACCGGGTACTTCTGTAGCTGCGCCGCCGCCATATTTCGGTACGCTTATAAGGCGCTCTTCAGTGCCTGTGGTTTGCTTTATATGTTCTTGCTCTAACTCTTGCGCGGCAGTCAGCGCCTTAGTTGCGGATGCTTTTCGCCACGGCTGAAACTGTGCGGTGTCAGTCGGCATATTCTCTACGGCATCTGACAGCATACCCTGATACAACGGGCTTTGAAATTGAGGAAGACTAGCAATACGTTGCGCGAACCCAACTACTTGGTCAGGCGAGTCGGCGTTCTTTAGTGCTGTATAAACAAACGCGTTAAACTCAGCCCCTGTTTTGAGGTCCATACCCGTGGCCTCTGCCTGCGCTTTAGCCAGCCTAGGCGCCTGCAATTCTGCTTCGCGCGCTTCTCCAGCCTGCGCGTATTGCATCTCTTGACGTGCGCGCTCGCCTTGAAGCTGCGCGGTTTCTGCCTGCCGCGCCATATTCATCATGTTCGCTAACCGCGCCGTGCGCTGCGCGGGATCGGGGAGCTGCGGGTTGCGCGCCTGAAGTGCTATCATTTGGTTTGGCATGTTTTAATATCCCCACGCTGTTTTTGGCTTACGGACACCAAACCCCGGTTCAAAATTACCGCCGGGGCCAGCGCCGGTGCCCGCGCCGCCGGCTGGGGTGCGGTTGTAATAGTTAATCATTGCGTTCTGCTCAGGTAGGCTAGAAGCGATACCGCCGATTTGGCCTAGTGCGGTGTTAAGGGCATTGCCTTGACCGATGTAACCAGATGCGCGGGCTTGTCCTGCGCCGTAAATATTAGCTGCTTCGTTCTGGCCCATCTGTCCAGCCGCGCCGGTCATTACATTGGCCGCCGACTGACCGGAACCCATTAGCGATTGCAGCGGATTAAGCCGCGCCGACCGCTCGACCTGATAACGGTTAAACGCGTTCTGGTACTCTTGGCTTGCCAAGTCTTGACCGAAACGCTGGATACCTTTCATGGTGCTGCCCGACATAAGATTGCCGCGCGCTGCTGCCGACCGTTCTAGCGCCTTCATACCTTCCGATTGACGGAAGGCATAGCCGGGGTCTTGCTGGAATTGTTGGGTGCCGAATGGCTGCGCCAAGCTACCATAGCCCGCCGCGGTCTTGTCGCCGCCGATGCCCAGCAACTGCATGATCTGGTCTTGCGCCGTAAGGCCGCCTTGACGGAACGGCTCTTGCAAAGCCTTTTGTTCTTCGAACATACGCTGCTGTGCAGCGGTCGCGTCTTTAGCTGCTTGCTCTTGCACCCTAGCAGCTTTTTTAGCTGCCTTGCCCGCAATCGCGCCGCCAGCTAGTGAGGATGCGGCGGATATGCCTGCGGCGATTGCCATGCCTGTGGTGAGTGCCATCAGTTTAATCCCTTTACAAATACACGTTCTGTGGGCGCGTATCCTAAGCGTCCGTACATTTTTGCCATAGTCGTGACGCGGTCGTTGTCCAACGCAATCATAAACATAGCTTCAGCTTGTTTACTCTTACCCCATTTTTCTATCTCTTGAAACAGCAATTTTGATGCTGCTCCGCCCCTCGCGTCTGGCTTAATATACCACCACAACTCCTGCGCCACCAGCTTTGATGGGTTGAAGTACATCGGGTACGCAATCGCCGCGGTAATGCCGACTATTTTGTCTGCATCTTCAGCCACCAAGACAACTATGTTTTCGTTGTCCAGCGCGGCTTCGACGAACGCCGCGGTGCTGTCACGGTCAAATGGAATTATATGGTTGACAGGCGTCGTCGCCACAAATGCTTCCGCCAAGTCCATGTAACTTGGTATGTCTTCGACGGTAGCAATGCGGACTGTTACTGGCATTAGCTAACCAGACGGCCTGACGCGCGGATGTTGATCGCCGACGCCGTACCAGCGATTGTGCTGATAAAGGCATTGTTAGGCAGCACTTGGCCGACCAGTTCAGGAAAGGTATACGTCTCAGACGGCTGGAGCGTTTTAGACTTGACAATCAAGTTGTCGTTGCCGGCGCTGCCCGCAGCCGTGACAAGGTTGACGCTGATCGTCGCAGCCGAAACGCTGTAATTCGTCGCGGTAAACTTGTCGATGATCGTCTGCACGCCGTTCGACGTGTACTGCGTCGTCTGGCTATTTTCCGCCGTCTTGGCGGGGATGATGTTACTAATTGATACGGCCATATTAAGTCTCCAAGCTGCTTATGTTATCCGTTACGGTCATGATGATTGACGGTACCGCGGGATGCACCGCCGACGCCGCTTCTGCCAGCAGAATAACCGAAGTGTCGTCAACTTCCCACATCATTTCGATATAATCGCCGTCGTTTAGCTGAATGATGTAGTTCCACGCCGCGAGAACTTCCGCGTTGTTGCCTTGGATACGGATTTGCCCCGTGCTTTCCGGCACGTTCACGCCATTTTTACGCAACCAAACCCATGCCAAAGCGACGCCGCCGCTGGTCTTGTCAAGCTGCGCGGAAAATTGAACGTTGTATATGTTCTGGCGGTCAACGTAAATGCGCGATGTGGGTGTGCCGCGTGTGACGCCGAAAGACAAGTCAACGGTGTTAAACGTTATAGGGTATGCGGTGTTAATCGCCGCTGCCGTCTGCGTTAGTGTACTAAAAAACGATCCGTAGCGCGGTGTGCGATACTGTCTAGGCGGCGGCGAGAGCGCCAACGCCTGAAGTTGTGTCTGGATGTTAGCTATGTCGCTTTCAGACGCTGCGGGTGGAGTAGCCCCTACTGCCTGCGCCAGCGCGTCTACTTTAGCTTCTACGTCCGCCGCAGCCGAAATAGCGTCAGGCGCCGTCTCTACTGTCTGTGCCAGCGTTTCCAGCATGGCATCATACGATGCCAGCAGTGATGATGTGTCGGGCGCAAGCGTAACTTCATCTTGGTTGGTCTGCGTCGCGGTCAACAGCGACAAGAAGAACCGATACCATTCACGGCTGATAGCACCCGACCGATCATCGATCAGCGCGACGCGGGGCGGCGTTAGCTGCGTAGGGTTGATCGGATTGTACGCCATTAGGCCCGCGTTCCTGACAGCAGCAGTTCAGCACCCATGATGTAGATGCGGACAGGGTCAGTGCCTGACACTTCGTAAACGCGGTCACGTATCTTAAGCGTCGCACCGAGGCGGCGCCAGATGGTGCGGTAGCCAGACCGGCCAATGCGCCCCATCGACTTCCAATGCTCATTCGACCATGTGTGACCGCCGTCATCCGACCAGCGCAGCATGACTTGCGGATTGTCGCCTTGACCGCTGTTCAGGCCAACGCCTGTCTCGCAGTCAAGCTGCATGGAATGCTGGATGGTACGCGCAAGGTTGTTAGCGCCGGTCGGCAGCGCGCGCCACGACCGCAGCCATTTCTGCGGGTCGCCGTCGTCGGAATATGCCTCAAGGTCAAACTTGTATATCTTGCCGTTCTGGTAATCGCCGATGACGGTTGTCGCGTTAAAAAACATCTGGCTGCTGCCGCGATGGCGGTTAAAATCACCGTTGGAGAACGACGCGCGCTCATGCCATGCGCCGGTTGCCACATCGTACACCCAAGTCGTGTTAGCCGACGGAAAGTTCAGCACGTAGAAGCTGTGGCCGTCCTGCTGGTACGTGTAGCCGGTCGCGTCCGAGATGTCGGCGTACTCTTGCATCTGCCATTCGATAGCGTGCGTAGACACGCGCTGGCCGATGTAGCCAGCAGCGCGATAGACGATGCCCTGACCGCGGGCGTCCTTACCCAGCCAGTAGACTTGGTTGTCCATCTTGGCGACGCTGTACGGGGCAGCGCAGCCCAGTTCGTTGAACGCACCTTGGATACGTGTCAGCGGGAAGTCGAGCAGCCCTGCGTCGTACCAGACTTCGGTCGAATTGCTGCCGAATACCCAGACTTCGCGGTGGTCCACAAAGACCGCAATCACGTTGTCAGGGTTGCCTTCGGCGCTGGCAAACTCCAGCGGATCGACAGCCGTGCCGTCAAGCAGCGACGTCACCCAAATCTTCTGCGTGTTAGGTTCGTTGAATACAAAATAGCCGTCGATGTAGCCAACCGTACCGGCGCCGGGGAAGTCGGGGTCAGTGATCTGCTGGAACACGTCCGTGCTGGAGTTGTAGATGTAACCCTGCGGATTGGCGGCGACGAATAGCTGCGTGCCGTTGTCAGCCATGCTGACAGGGCCGGTACCGCCTACGGTGCCTTTGGCAACCGCGTTCCAGTTGCTGTCAATCTGATACAGTGTGGGGCCAGACACGGCGTAGCCGTAATCGCCGAACTGCCACAGCCCGCGGATAGGCCCAATGCCAACAGTAGCCAGACGGGTTAGCCCCGGCGCGCGTTGAAGGAAGGCAGGTTCTTTGCCGCCCTCCGGTACGATTTCGGCAAAAATGTTCACCATTCTGTTGTCTGCGGCGTTGACGCTTCTTGCGACATACGCCGACCCAAGGATCGGCGTCTTCATTAGTAGTTACCCGCGTAGACGTTAAACCGCTGGCGCGACGCCACAAGGCTGTATGGCATGGACATGATATCGTCAGGGTTGTTGATGCGCTTCAGGTTGCGCTTCGACGTCATGGCCAGACGCGACACCTGCGGCGAAGGCTCAACGCCAAACTCAGGCGCCATCTCGCACGCCAAGTTGTAGCGGAACGCACGCAGATAGCCGGGCGGGAAATACAGCACGGTCGCAAGCGTTGGGGGCTTGGAAAGTTCTTCAACCGAAATAAAGTGCCATTCCAAATCGCGCGTAGGGCGCGGGTAGACATACATTTCAATGTCGGGGAACGTCATGTTGACGAAGATAACCTGCGGGAATGTAGACGTCACGGTCTTGACCGCGATGCCGTTGTACTGCTGCTGGTTAATGAATTTGATGCCGTAGCTGACGCCGGTGCCGGGGTCGCGGAAGTACGTTGAGTCCTCAAGCAGCACAGGGCGAAGGCCGGCGAAGTCGCCAGAAGGGCCAAGCGTGCGCGATAGTTGGCCTGACGGCCATGTGAATATCTGGTCCTGCGTCGAGAAGACGGACAGGCGCTCAGTATTCCAGCTATCGATCATCTGTTGCATGGCGCGCAGTGCGTCTTGCGACGTCTCAGCCGATGGAACTTCGCCTTCTGCCAGAACGCCTAGAAGCCTAAGCGAACCGTTAATTATGTCCCCAGCCGTTTCCATTGGTTAGTCTTCCTGCGTTGCGCGGCGGCGCGAACGCGCCGGCATTTCGTTAACGGGTGCCTCTTCAGGGGCGTCAGGGTAGTAGCGTTCCCAACCGAACTCTTCGTCGCAGCGCGCTTCTTCTTCGGAGATAGCAACTTTTGCGCCGTGGACGTCGTGAACAAGGTAGATAACAGCCATAAAAACTCCGTAAAATGGACGGCCCGAAAGCCGCCCAAGTTAATTAACTAATCGCCATGAACTGCCACTTAGTGCCGTCTGCATAGAACAGCTTGCCACGGCCAGTAGCGTTGGTTGTGATACCAAGCGAACCGACAGGTGCCGAAGTGGTGGTTGAGTTGGCGGTAATAGCCGTGCTGAGAATGTAAACACCTGCACTTGCGTTGCTGGCTACAGCGCCGCTTGACGCAGTCGAAACAACCGAACCGGCGCTCATTGTGCCAGTGACGGAAACGCTTTCAAACTCAGGATCGGCGTAGGCAACGCCTACTGCTTTTGTATTAGGCATGATTGTTCTCCTGAAAAGGATGCCCCGACCTAAGCCGGGGCAAGCCTATTAGCCAGCGATACGGTACAAAGAGTAGGCCGCGTCGCCAGTTTTAACAGCGCGGAACGCTACAGCCTTGCTTGCTACGCCTGCGCCGGAGCCGACCAACGTCCAGCCTGTGCCGACCGTCAGTGTAGCTACGCCTGTGCTGGTGCAAAGAAGCGAGATGTCAAAGGACGAACCGACCTTTGCGCTGGTCAATTCAGCGTCAACGCTTGCAGCAGTTGGCAAAGCCAAGTCAGCAGTGCTGCCTGACGTGTAAACAACGATTGCTTGCTCCAGATTAAGAACAGTCAAAGTTGCACCCGCTGTGTAAGCGGTAGGAATAGCCTGAACGCCAAGCGTTGCTTCGTTCAGATTGCCATCACCAAGCTGGTATCCACCAGCACCATTAGGAAGAGCCATAATAAAAATCCTTTAAGAAAGTTTGGCCCCCGGCGAACCGGAGGCCATGATTAGGTTAACCCCACATCCGAACAGCCATTTGCGGGCGGATCGTGCTGTAGCCGTACAGGACGTCAATACGGCAAGGCATACGGTCGTTGTTGATGTCGTACTGACGAACAACGCGAAGCGAGATGCCGTTGTGTACCTGACGCGATGCCATGTCTACGCCTTGTGGGAGCAGAAGGTCGGCGGTTGCGAAGGTGATGGCGTCCTTGTGGTAGATGAGGTTCTGCGCGTACTGCGACGATGCTGCGCCGACGAACACAACAGCCTTGTTGTTGGCTGGGAGTGCGTTGACAGTAGCAAGCGCATGTGCTGCCGAGTAGATCGGAGCAACAGTGACAGTTGCAGTTGTTGTAGCAGTCGTGGACGCAAGCGCGACGAACTGGAACAACGAACCTGTGCTTTCACGGGTCTGTGGGTTGACAGCGTATACGTCAGCAATCGTGAAGACGTCGCCCGGTACGATTGTTTCGCCCGAACCAACAGTCAACGTCAGCGTGGTAGCGCCTTGCGAAGTTACAGCAGCGCCGGTTACGGTGCCGGTAGCGGCACGTGTTCCGGTGGTGAACTGCTTGATCGACTGCGACATATTGATTTCGTCGAAACCAAGTACGCCTGTGCCCATCATGCCGTTCTTGAACTGCTTGCTGATGGTGTCGGTTGGGTTGAACAAGCCCTTCATGCCTTCGACCAAACCAGCGTTTGCGGCTGGGTTGACGGTGGCATAACGTGGCGACATTACAGCAGCATTTTCGTTCAGCTTCTGCTGTGCAGCAAGAAGAACAGCCGAAGTGGCTGGCGTAGTGCCGGGCGTGCCGACCGAGTTACCGATGGTTGCAAACGCGTTTGCAACGTCAGCGTCGATGCTGGAAGCAAGCTGCGAAATACGTGGCTTGAGAACGCGCTCTGCGAAATCATCCAACTGCATGGTCAATTCAGCAGTCGTGAAGTTTACGCCGATGTGCTTCTGGTTGGCAACGGTCAGCGTTGTGAACTGTTCGTTGTCGTCCTGTACCTGAAGGGCTGCACCGTCGGTGACAAGCGCACGGTCTGGAAGACGGATACGCAGAGTTGAGCCGATCTTGGCGCCTTCAACAGCAAAGCTGTCGTCGTACTGGCGGTTTACGTTACGTGTAAGTACGAGGTTGTTCTCAAGAATTTCGAGAGCCTTCCGCGTAATCATATCGATTGTTAAAATGCTATTGGACATGGGGTATTCCCTATTTAACGGTTACGTTGTGCCTCGTACTTCTTGATCTGCCGTAGCCGTTCTGCTTCGATCCATTCCGACGTACTCATCGACTTAGTCGAGCGAGGGTCGGTCGTATCGTACTGGCTGGTGCCAGTAGAACGTGCAGTGACAGGCGCAATCGGTGCCGGGGCGGTTGAAGTTTTCTTAACCGGCGGATTAGAAGCCAATCCGGCCTCAATTTTTCCGATTTCCTTTGCTTGCAAGATTGGGTTCAAGCGAGAAATGCGATCAGCTTCTTTGGGGTTGGTGCCTAGCCAGTAAAGCAGGTCAGGGCCAACGTCCGAAGACTGTATGCTTTGTGCCATGTATTCCGTGACAGGCAGGTTAGGATTGTAGGCGACTTGGTCGAAGTCGTCATATCTATCCCGCGCCGTTTCTTCACGGTCATGGTACTGCTCAAGCAATGCCTGCTGTTCTTTGGCGGTTGCCCGCCGTTCCAGCAACACTTCCGCTTTATGCTCTGCCAAGGCATCGGCATAATCTTCGTAAGTGTCAAACTGCTCAGGAGTCAGATCGGATGGCGATTGTGCCGGTTGCCGAGACTGTGCTTCTGACAGCTTCTGTGCTTGCTCTCGCTCCCACTTGCGTTGTTCTCTCGCAAGTCGCTTGCCTACAATCGCGTCCAGTTCTTCTTGTGAGAAGGTCTTAGATGCTTCCTGTTCAGCAGGCGTTTCCGGCGTCGTGTTTTCTACAGGCTCGATTGCTGCCGTGGCTTCGAGTTCTGGCGCGGAGGCATCCGCTTCAATAGGAACATTATCGTCCATGTTTAACCCTTAAAGAGTTCCTGATGAGCCGCATCAGTACGGTTGCAGGCCAGACTACATCATTTGATGCAGTCTGGCAATATCGTTACGCAGCTTCGTATACACCTGAACAGAATACAACTGGTGTTGCGCCCCATGTTGGGGAATACACTCTACCAGTTGTGTCTACGTAGCCGTTTCCGTAGCTTACTACGTTTGAGTTTACAGCGCCACAAACTGCTTGTGTAGCTGCGGTAGGAAGCCCTGAGAAATATGTCGAGTTAGCAGTAGACGCTGTAGACGTTGTGCTTTCAATTTTTAGCGTCCAGAAAATTTGCTTGCCGATTTTGATGTAGCGGCCAGTATATGTCGGCGTGCCAACAACGGTAAGGTTGGTAGGGACGGGCGTCCAATCGCGCTCTTGATATGCGTCTAAGACATCTGTGTCGCTGCTTGCAATGCCATTGGGGTTTATACCTATAGGAAGTGCTGCGGGTTCTTGAGTTCCGACAAACAGATTGCCTGTGCCTAAGTCCGTAGAATAAGTGCTTACCCCTGTTGCAAAGGGTGAGTAAACGCTGTTGTAGTCCGCATTTGCCGAAAACAGAAACGCGGTCGCGGCGTTCTCAATGTACGCCCCAAAGACTTGGTTTTGAATACAGTTGACAGGTGAGTCCGCTTCAAACTTTATGGCTGTGCCAGCAAGCGCGGCGTTTTCAATAGTGGGATTGTAAAACGCATTTCCGCTGCCCTTGATGACAATACCCTGTAAGCACTGACCTACGCGGCCGCCGTAGAAGCTGTTGGCGTTAGGCGAACGGTAGGCTGGAGCCGCTGCGACAAACGAGATACCAATGTGATCTAATCCGTTAGATTGGCTCTGAACACCGCAGTTATAAAACTGGTTGTAGTATGGCCCTGTACCGTTAGTTTCATCGCCGACCAAGGTAATGCCACGCGCTGAAGTTGCGGCAACATAAAGCACAACATTTAAGTTCCTAAAAGTGCTGTATGATGCGCGGATACGGAAGCCAGTGCCAGTCACAGAAGTGCGGACACGCAGCGCGATATTAGAAAGGCTGCACGTAACTGGATAAGTTGTGCCGCCGACAGGAATAAAATCAACGGCAATCCCTGCGCCGTAATAGTCAAGTTCGCAGTTGCGACCATCCAAGACGGTATTGTGCGCTTTAATTTGGATGGTGCTGTCTATGCGGTATGCCTTGGTGCTGAATACCACACCGCGTCCACCATCTGCGCTAGCAGCATCAATCGCTGCTTGAATGAACGCCGTGCAATCTGTCGTGGCCGTGTTAGTCCCTACGGGGATGTAATCATCCACGTTGATCGGCGCACCGGAAATCACTGAGAAGGTGGCTTTAGTTAGGGACATGATATTTAACCTTTAAATCTGAATGGTTATAGTGCCGCTTGCGGAGGAAATTGCAGCGGCTGTCGTGCCGAAATAAAGCTGCGTTCCGTAAGTTACAATTCCACCGATGTGCGTGTTTGTTGCGACATTGCCATAAGTCCCCCACGAATTTCCAAGTGCGGTAAACGGAATTGAAAGATAGCTAGATAAAGTAGTGTTAATGTTTGCGCCGCCGGACAATGCCCATTGAAGCACTACTGTACGCCCAACGCGGGTGTATGTGCCAGACCAAACAGGTGTTCCGCTGTTGACTACGATACCTGTTGCTACAGGCGTCCATGTGCCTTCGTCATACTGGCTCAAAACATCGCCGCCGTTCGCGCTGAAGTCGATGCCTTTGCCAGCAGTGCCAACGATAAGGTTGCCAGTGTCTAGCTTATAGTTTCCGCTGGTGTCGTATTCAGCGCGGTATGCACCGTTTACAAACACTTTGAGAGGTTTAGCGCCTTCTGAGTATATCACACGGCCATAAGCGCCAGCGCCGAAAAATGAGCCTGTCGCGCTGTCATTACCTATGTAAATTGCCTGACCATCGTTATCAATGGTACGCAAATAGTGGTATGTGTTGTCGCCTGTTGCGCCGATATTGATTACAGCCGCGCCGCCAGTAAGGTTGGCGTTACGCAGTGCTACAGTGCGCCCAGTAGTAAGATCACCTACGGAAACTTTAACTGTTGATCCGCTTTGGACAATCGGTAAAACTTCCGTGCCAGCAAGCGGAGTTGCGGCGGATGTAAGTGCTGAAATCTTTTTGTCGGCCATGATAAAAAACCTATGCTGTTGTGTTGTCAGTGACTAAGCCAAGTTGCGCCAATGCAGTAAGCAAAGATGCTAGCGCCGCATTGCCACCACGGCTACCTGTAATTGTGGGGCGCGTGACGCCGCCAGCACCAAAGAACCCGACCCCGCCATCGTCTTTAAACGTCATGTGCCGAATAACCCCCGCAACATCTTGAAAATGTATACGGTCAGCAGTTGGCTGTGCCACAAATTCAAAATTACCGGATGCGCGTGTTGTTATGAGCCAACCTTGGTTAAATATTGGTTGTAAACCCGGAAACTCTAATAGTGGCGATGTGCCAGCCGTAACCCGAAAGTAGCTGTCAAAGTTAGGCGCGCCAGATGCAGTCGTAGCATAGCTGAAAATCAAGCGGTCAGAAGACTCTTCAAAAGTCTCGTTAAACCGATTGCCGCCGGGGTCAGCATTTAATGTAGACCGCTGAAACAGCAAGTCTGTTGAGCCGCCATTGGTAGCGGGTTGGCATTGGATAAAGTGACTGTCAGTCGTAAACGCAAGGCCACGATAAAAACCAGTGGCCGTGCCGGGAGAGCCATCTTGCCAATACTGGATTGTGTTGCCTGTTTTTGAATGGACAATATCTGTTTTCTGCGCTGATGCAGTTACATAGCGAAGTGCGCCTGCAAAAGCATTTGAGCAATCGTAAGGCGTTCCGCCGACCGTCAGTGTTACGTTATCATCAGCGGTAAAGCAGTCCAGAAAAGGGTCTGGCGATGCGTTTAAGATATATGATCCGCTAGGTATAAAATAACGGTTAGTTACAAGCCTAGCCGCAGCAAAGGCTGCGCTATCGTTAGTAACGCCGTCACCTACAGCGCCGAAATCCTTGACTGAAACGTATTCAGACAGTTTGTTTTCAACGTTTGTAGCTACGCCGCCCGTAAATGGGGGGTCGTACACCACAATGTCAGCGTTGACAGAACCTGTAGTTGTCTGGATCGCGGTGGTGAACTTGACTTCGCCGCCGACATGTACGCCGGACGTGAACGTCACGGTGTTGCTGTCCGTTTCTAGATAGCTGTCGCCAACATACTGGTTCACGCCGTCGATGTAGACGGTCAGCGAGTTCGTGCCGGGCGTGTAGTTGATCGTCGTCAGGTTGAACACAGTCTGACCGGCTGTGGCCGTAATGACTTCTTCCTGAACCGTGTAGTTGACGAAGTTGGAGTTAACGCCAGTAATGTTGTCGTAAGTGCCAAGCAGGATGCTTGTGGCAGTTTCGATGACAAACTTGTAGACCAGACCGTCAGTCAGCCAAATCTCACCCCCCGGTACGCGTCCTGCGCTATCCAGAATGATTGGGTTTGCGTGCGGCGTAGTGCCGGACGCGCTGGTGTATGTCGCCTGCGGTGTGGTCGTGCCAGCGGCATAGGTGTAAATCTTGCCGCCTGACAGAATAACACCGTTATTGTCAAAAAACTGCGCTGCAAAACCGCCGATAGGTGAGGGGGTTACTGACATCTAATTACTCCAGCAGCAACAATCCGCCGTCCTCTTGGACGAGGTTGTCACCTATTTCAGTTAGCAGATTGCCTTGCACGGTCGCGTCAGCGTAGCCAGACAGAAAGCTGATAATGCTTCC